CACCTTGGAAATCACCAGAGGTAACTTCTAATAGACCAAGCAATGTGCGGCGTTGGAATGGTGAGATAATTACACACTTAGGCTCATCAGAGTCAATATCAGCGTCATAGAATTTTTCATCCATTTGGTTGATAAGGGCTAATGAGATAGGCGCGCTATAATCACCAACTTCTTGTGATGCTGGGAATACGTTAGCATTACCATCACCGTCTAAAGCCGTGCCGGTAGCAGCAGCAATAATAACATCATCTTTGTTACGGTTTGAACCCATAGCTAAGTTAGATGTAAGGCTTGATAATGGATCGATAAGCATTTGAACAATATCTTCTTGCTCTACTGTATCACCGTTATCGTAAGTCTTAGGCTGCGAAACACGTCTAGACCATGGAGTATCATTCTCAGGCGTTGCTTGTCGTGCTGTGGTTTTCTCGCTAAATTCAGTAGGACCAATACGTTCCCAATTATGTGCAGCACCAGAGGCTTGCTTAACTGTAACTTTACCTAATAGGCGAGATGGTTTTTGTTGTGCTAAGAAACGAACGTTATCTTCAAACGTTTCGATTTCGACTTGTGCGATTGTAATAGCCATTAGAGGCTCCTTTAGTTTAATAAAAATAGTTTAATTATTTCTTTGGACTAAGGAGGTTGGTCGTTAGCTACCCAAATAGATTTGTACATTGGATAACAGACCTGATTGGCTACCTGTTGTGTTTATTATAGCGCGTTTGTATTGATAATCATAATAGTGTTGACTTGTGGTACTTAAGCAAACTAAACTATGTAACAGTAACAGAAAGAAGTAACAGCTAAAGAGGATGATTAATGGCTATAAAGTTAATTACCTGCCTTGTGTGTAATAGTGAATTCTCTGGGTCTTCAAACGCCCTTTACTGTTCAGGCAAGTGCAGACAAGTAAGTCATAGGGCTAAAATAAATAGCCGTGGGTACATATATAAATTGATTAGCGCTGGTGAAGTTGTCTATGTCGGGCAAAGTAGGGCTAAAAGGAGTGTTGAAGATAGGGTTATATCTCACCGTAGTGGCCTTTACAAAAAGAATTTTGACGATTATGAATACTACCGAGTGGATGGCGAGTCACTAAATGAGGTAGAGGCAAGGGAAATAATAAAATTCAACCCTAAGTACAATAGCATACTTCCAAGCAACGATAGTTACGAGTCACTGAATGTTGCGGCTAAGCGTTTTGTGCACGATATGAGCGAGGTTATTGCTGAGCTTTGTGAGACCTATATGCTTGGTAAAGAGGATGGTAAGCACTTTAGATACGTTAAAAAATGCGATATGAATGAATTAAAAGAAATGATAATAAGCAAACTGGGTAGGCAAAAGGAGAAGACGAGTGATTAAACTACAACTAACCAAAACACAATGCCACATGTTAACGCAGCTACTTAAAAAGGACTGCCACATAGCGTTACGTAATTACATTTACAGAGAGATGCATAAGGAGAAGAATGATGGATAGCTACACCAAAAAACAAAAGGCATTAGACGATCATCTTAAAGGTAGTAACGCATTCTGGGGTAAAGTAATTATAGTTGCATTGGTAGTTATAGCGGTTTGTATTATGACAATGCCAGATGCAGAGGCTAAGGGGTTTAATGCAGAATCAAGTAAATCCATCAAGGATAGTGCTAGGCTAGCTGTTAGGTGTTTTGCTTGGGATCCGTACGATGGAGGCGTCACACTTAATACAGATGATTTAGATGTTGCCAGCAAGGTGTTAGGTCAGGCTGCATCGTCATTTGAGTTTGGTAGGGCTTATGGTATGGCGAGCAAAGGAATGAAATTCAATCAAAACAAGGCGATAGCTCTATATAATATTTACTGTTTAAACAAGTAACCCAATAAAAGGTCATAATTAGTAACATGTGAGTTAACAATCACCCAATAAAAAGCCCACAATCGAAGTGGGCTTTTGCATGTAGATGATCACCTCCCGTTAGTTAATACGTTTAGTGCTTATCCTTTTATGTACTTTGCTATATCGGCCTTAACATGCAACAACTCAACCTCTATTAGCTCAATACCTCTTAGTGTTAATTCACTTTCAATATGTCTTAGGTTGTGGATAAAGTTAGCTTCGTCATTTAGGTCTACCTTGTACTGAGATGCATCATTCACCTCAACAAGCCCTATCACAGAACGAACATGCTTGGAGCTAAAACCCCTTAACACCCCTTCTAATGTGATTCGCTTAGATTCCAATCCGCTAACCTTGTCTAGCTCATCCTTAGTAATCATTAGTGCTTATCCTCAATAGTTGAACGAACATGCTTTTCAAACTCATCACGCTCTTTCTGCTCATCATCATGAATAACCTTAGCAGACTCTTTAGCCTTAGCATTCAATCGAGCTTCCTTCTCGATAGTTAGTCGAGCTAGTAACAATCTAGCTTCACCCATGGCATTAGTTAAATCTTCATAACCAATTGTATGAATGTCGATCGTAGTTGCAGCGTTGCGTATTATCCTTGATGCTATCATGCTGCTTTCCCATTACGTAGTTTACGAAGTGCCATAGCTTTATCTTGAAACTCTTTATGGCGTGGGTCTGAAGTATTCCAGTAAGGGCTATCTTTGTTAGACATAATTTCACCTAGCTGCGCTGTAGCTTCTGCTGGTGTCATAACTTGATTGTGACCGTTATCACCAACAGCATTAGGGGCTGCGCCACCTGTAATCTTTTGTGATAAAGCATGGAACCACTTAAGAGAATCACCGTCAATATCGCCCTCTTTAGCTAATGCTATGATACTTTCAGGTGCGCCAGTTGCCTCAAGTAATGCTATCGCCTGTGAGCTATTTTGGTCAAACGCTGCACCCCATTCACCTTCGACTACTGCGCGACTTTCTTTTTGTGTGGCTTGTTGGCTTTCCAGTGCAGTAGCATCTAAACCAGCAACAGAGTTAACCATTGATTTAAACTGTTTGTTAGTCATGTTAGCGTTCAATGCTAGTTCGCGTAAGTGTTCATAACCATCAACGCCCTCAGGGTTAACGTATCCCTTGCCATCTTCAGGTTTACCCATCGACTCAAATACTTTTTGATAATCTTCTGAGGTAGTAGGCCTAACCATTAGGTTAGTTTTATTCATGATCTTCTGATGGAATGCATCAACAGCTTCAGCGCTGGCATCTTCACCTGGAATACGAATAGAGTTACCAATGTGTGATTGTGCGTCAACAAACTGTTTAGCAAGTGAGTTAATATCTTGCACAGAGTCGAACACTTTAGAGCCTCGAATATCTTCAGGTAAACTTGCGCGCCAATCGGTTGACGCTTCCGCTTGTACTGCTACAGCTTCATTAGTTGTGTTAGTTTCTTCAGTCATTAGTATCAATCCTCAACAATTGATTTATGTAGTTATATGCTTCACGCTTACCAAGGTTTAAATGGGTTTCGTGTGCATCACCTTTTACAAAGATATCGTCAGGGTTAAATTCCTCAACTAAATCTTTCCAAACTTTCTTACCGTTAGGCGTATTAAATAAGGCTTGATATAAAGCAGCCTTATCAGTATTCACCTTTGGCGCTTTCTTAGGGTTACGCATTAGGCTCGCCTCTCATTGCTTGCTCGCCTTTTGCCATTTCCTGCATTGCCTTACCGCCCTCTTGTAAGTTCTGAGCTTCAAACGCTGCTTGTTCTTGCTGTTGCCTTGCTGCTCTTAATGCTTCAACCTCTTCTTTCGAGTTGTTAACACCTGGGTCAATGTTTAAATCATCAGCTAAACTTCTAGCTATATGATCTTCATTAATGTTATCCATTATTTGCGGCTTAACTTCAGCAACCATATTAACAATATTTAAATAGGTCTGCAATAATTGTGCATCTTCCATGTTACTTGATGCTGCTAACGGTCCAGTGTAAACAATATCAATATCAGCACCTTTGATTGAGTCAGGAACGTCTGGTAATTTATTGGAGCGCATCATAGCGTTAAATGTGTTTTCAACCAATGGAGCTAATAAGCTGGGTTTGTTGCGACTAATTACTGGGCCTA